TCACTAAGCTTTCAATAGGTGCATTAATTGTCTTGTGAATCTGTACGTTGTCATAGCCAATCAAATGATCTGGAGTGTCAATCATGCAATAAGCAAGCTCCGCACTATTCACATCATAAAGGTACATATAACCCCTTAGTTGATATTCGTAATCCTTCAACGTTATGTCCTCGCTTGTCGCTGGGAACGTTTCAAATGACCAGGAACACTTAATGTCAATTATCAATTCAGGAGTTATGATGTCGCATTCCCCTGTAATTATTTCAGTTGACTTTCTTTCTTTGTTCTTTTCATGTGACGTGAAAAAAACATTATTATAAATCAATATAGCCGATCCTTCACACTCTATACCTTTCTTAACGTACTTATTGTTTAGCTCGGTTTCGTATCCGTAGAAGTCTTGTTTAGCTATTGTTTTAATGTAACTCTTTGCGGTCTCGCTTAAAGCTCCTTTGACTTTGGAAGCGGTGCAAATTTTCGGTAATGATGAACATCTTATTTTCATTTTCTTTTGTTTTTTAGTTTATTATACTTTCTTAATTGTGATTCATCGTGTTCTGATAAATCTTGTACTGGTTCACAATTAATATAAAGTGTATCTTCATCTATATAATAACTGTGAGACATTACTATGCTAATAAATTCAACACTTACTAAAAAGTGACCTTTTACATCCTCCTGATCATCATAGAAAATAACTTCAGAACCAATAGGGGCAATATATTCTTTTCCTTCTAAAGTCATTAATGACTCACAATCTTTATCGTATAATTCATAAGTTACTTTCATAATGATTGGATTAAAAAAGTTAGTACTGCGGAAAATAGAAAGCTTAACCATCCGAAAACAAATAAGCCTTGATTCCAATTTCTGATAATTCTTGTTGATCCCGTTGGTAATTTTGGATTGATTGATATTAAAAATATTAATAAAATAATCCAGTAAGCTGTTAAGATAGTTAAATAAAGTCTCATAAGTTGATCAATAATAAAGCCCCTTCTTGAGCTGTGTTTAATTTAAATTTAGCTTTCAGTTCTTCGATGGTATATTCTTTTTTACGTATTTTTTCAACTGCTTTGTCAAACCTTTCATTTGTTAATGTTTGACGTTCATCTTTTGCAATAGCGTCAATATCAGCTTCGGATTCGTCAATTAAAAATAAACCATTAATAGCGTGCTTTCTAGCATAGCTTGATGCTGTTCCAGTGCATTGTTCTGAACTCATACCTTTATGTTCGCTTAGTTCAGCATAGCCATAAGACTCTATATTAAATTCTCCATCGTCAAAGTGTGCCGTTGCTTTTAAAAAAAACTTTGACCCTAGCATAACAATTTCATCCGATAAATTAAGCAAACAATTGTACTTATTTAAGAATGGTTTTAAGGCTTCAAGTTGTTGTTCACTTGTTCGATACTTGTATTTTCCAAAGGAGTTAAACGAACCTTTCGGGCATTTTAATTCTGCTTGTATTAAGATTAAATTTTTCATGAGTTTGAGTTTAAGGTAATTTGATAAATAGTTAAATCGTAAAGTTGTATTGAAGCTTTAAAGTAATAGATTCCCTCTGTTGAAGGTAGCAAGTTATACTTTTTGTTTTTTTCATTTTCAAGCCTTAAAGCGTGTTTGTGTACAAGTGCTTTTAATTCATCGTGATGAAATGGTTTTTTAATGACCTCTTTCATTTCTGTTGTAAAATCTTTCATGGTTTTTAGTTTTTAATTATATACAAATATAACTATTTATTATTAATAAACAAGTATTTCTTTAAAATAATTTAAATTATTAACTAAATAATATTTAAAACCTTGGTTTTCTAGTTGTATTTGTTGGTATTTCTGAAGCTCCGATTGTATGCCTTTGTCACTTTTGAACTCAACAAATATCGTTTGACCATCCTTAAAAAGTGTGCAATCTGGATACCCGCTTACATTACATTTAATAACTTTTAGAACATACCAGCCCTTAGATTTAGCATACTTAATACATGAAGCTTGTAACTTACTTTCTAGCATTTCTTAAATTGGGATTCTGTAAAGTTTTTTTTCTGCTTAATCACTTGGTGTATCTTTTCGCTTAATGATCCTTTGCCATAAACAAAATAAACATCGTTAATAAGCCTTTCTTTAATTGTCATTCGATCTCGTGCCTGAATAAAATTTGTCCCTGAAAACCCAAAATTATAAAAGATTAAACATTCGGCTTTTGATAAATTAACTCCTAATGCTGTTGAATATTGTTGAGCTATGAAATCTTTATCAGTTGTATTAAACTCGTTTAAATCGTTGGTATGATTTGGGAAAACTTGTTTCAATAGTTCAAGCTCCTCAACGTAATAATAAAGAATAGCTATCTTTTTGCCTTTGAATTTATCACGAATGAAAATAGCCTTTGAATAGTCCAGGCTTTGAGATTTACCACTTTCAAATTTAATCGTGCCACTTTCTAATTGGTGTATCTTCTGCATCATTTTAGATCCCGTATCTGCTAATATTGTTTCCTCTTTGCCAACTATTACCTTGTCTTTTTTTAGCTTAGATATTAAGTTTTGACATAGTTCAGGAATGTAGATCACGTGTTCATTTACCTTACTTTCAAAGCCACTTTCTTTTTGGGTGTATTTTAAAATATAAGGATCAATCACTAAATCAATCAAATCTTTTTTCGCATCGGAATAGTCATTTACAACTCCATGCCCAAGGTGCTTTGGCTTTACATTTACAAATGTCTTTGACCATTTGTAAAAACTCCCATACTGATTGAAAGGGGTGTACGAGCTTACCCAAAATTGATGAAACATTTGCGAATAACTTTCAGCGGCTGGTGTGCCACTTAAAAAAATCATAGGCAAAAAAGAGTATTTCACATTATATTCCTTAACTCTTTTGCTTGGCTTTGGGAATGCTCCGAAGCGGTGGTGTTCATCGTGTATGATTAAATCAAAGCTATTATTAATATTCTCTAATTGTTCATCATTAATGACTGTTATTTTAAAATCAAAGCCAAAACTATAATAGTCATTTTCAATTGATGAAATAGCTTTTTTCTTTGTGAGAAACAAAACATTTTTAGCTCCAAACAATTCAGCAATTTTTAAAGCTGTTAAAGTTTTGCCAGTCCTCACTTGCATCGCTAAATAAACAAGTCGCTTTTCCTGAAGGATTTTTAATCCTTGGTTCGCAATGTCAATTTGATAATCTCTAAGCTCCATGTTATAAATCTAATTTTGTTTGATTTCTAGTATTCCAATTATTCATTAAAATTTTCATACCTTGTTTAGTCTTTTTTAATTTTTTCCAATCTTCATAGTTCATCGGATATTTTAATTTTTTCATAATACTTTTTTATCAAGTGAATCCCATTCATTTGCTTCCTCTATTTCATTTTTAACGAGTCTGTTGCCAATTACTTGAGGTGTTTCTTCAGGTTGTGGTTCTTCAGTTTGTGGTTCTTCAGTTGGTACTTCTTCAATTAATATTTTTTTTGTAAGTCTAATTCTTGAAGCTCCATGACTAGTTATGTTTTCATAACTACAATTGTAATATTCGCAGAATTTTTTCAAGTTGCGAGTTACTATATTTTGAGTAATATTTTTGTTTTTCAATTCAGGATAGTTAATCAAAAAATTATCATAAACATCCTTTACACTCATCCATTCATTGTTTTCAATAATACCATGAAAATAAGTATGCATTTCATCACTAATATCATTTACTAACTTTCTAAAATTCAGATTTTTTAAAGGCATTTCAATTAATCCTTTATTTAAATAAATTTTTTCGCATTCACTCATATAATTATCATATCTTAACCATTCATCTTTATCCCAATCGTTAAAAAGTTGATGCCCAAATTCCTGAACAGGCGTAAATTTATCATTAAAATAACTGCTCATTTCAACCTCATATTTACGTGCTAAAAAAGAAGCTGAATCCCCATTAATTGTATAATTAGTCGTGATCATTATTTTAGGGCTTTCAGTAACGTCTAATTTTATTGAATTTTTACCCTTGTATTCAATCGTTATACCTTCTGTAATTACAGAAAACAAATTCTCAAAGTTGAAATTTTTCCTAACATCGTCAAAGATTAACAGTTGGCAATCTGTTGAAACATTTTGATAAGGAAAAGGCTTATTAAAATCGAAGTTTTTGCCATCCAAAGATTGAACTTTTCGCAAATGTTTTAAGGCATTCCAAAAGATACCCTTACCACTTCGACCATTCGGGTTTTCGCTGATAATTTCATCGTTAAAAACAATTGCTTTATTGTTAGAATTATTTTTATATCCATGCATTAAATATCCAATAACACTTTGAAAAGCTTTATATTTTTCAACATTTTCACCTGATATTTTCCAGATAAATTTTCTATATTCAGCTTCATGGTGATCAAATGGTGAATAATCTCGATTAATGACTTGATCTCTCCAGATAGCCATGTCAATATCCGAGTAGCTTAATATCTTTTTTTCATCTTTTGTTATTTTTAAAATGCAATTTTTATAAAAAGAATAGCATTCTGTTGATGTATCTTTTAATGTTTTAATTGGTTTTGATTTTAATAAAGACAAATAATCTCTTTTAAAAAACTTCAAGTTACCAGTCATTAAATTAAACACTCCCTCATCGCATTGGTTCTTTTCAATCCAATCAATAACAAAATCTTTGATGTCTTTTTCATAAACAATTTTTAAGAAAATACCATCTTTATGAATAAAGTCAAATGTACTATCTTCATTCGGTGAATTTTTAAAAAAGTCATTTGCTTCTAAAAAATCTTTAAATCTTTTGTTGTTTAATGAGTAGTTTCCTTTTTCGTTTTTGCTCCAAAACTCCTCGTTATCGACCATGTTAAAACGTTTTCTAAGCTCATCCTTTGCCCGTTTCCAATCACCATCATACTTTAATTCTGTCAGTATATTAAAAGGTGAATAGGCTTGCCTAGCATTAAAAGGTCTACATGAAGCATCTTCAGAAAAAATATAGAACATACCTTTAAAATGCCCAAACGTTGCTGAAAACCCATCCTTAGAATCTTTGTTTGGTCTAGTCCAATATTCAATATCTTTTTGTTCGGTAACTTGCCATCCTGCTTTCAATAATATTTCTTTTGCTTCGCTTTCAAATTCTAAATTGTACTTACCATCAGGTGTGTCAATTTTCCATGAATCAGCCCACTTTTTATCATTAGAAGATATTTTGTTTTTGCTTACAAGTTCTTTATATTGATTAAAAGAGTGTGCAAAATCTTTTATTGATAACCATTCTTTCTCTGAATCTATTTCAGTTAGTTTTAAATATTCAACTCCTGTTAAATGAGTATAGCCCTCACTTGGATAACAAGCGCAATATTGACCGTTTCCACGTATTTCAATCATTACAGACTTAGTATCCCAAAATGAAAATACTTCACCGCTAAGAACTTGTTTAGTGTATCTAAAATAAATATGATAACCACCCCCCATTGTTTTGTATACAGACATTTTACCCTCTTCAATAAAAGAATAAATGTAAGGTTGGGTTATAAAAGCATCGTAAATAACATCTATATTTTCCCCGTTGTGTTTGTCAAAATCTAAACAATAAAAACCATCTGAAACAGATCCGCAAGCTATGCCAATTTTTTGAGCATTAATAAATAACTTTTCAATATCGTTTTCATCTACTTTCTCATAAAGGTAATTATGCCCTTTTTCTAGCATTGGAGCTTTATTGTGTTTTAACGGCAAAGGATTAAATCCTTCACTCAATAATTCATAGGCAAAATCTATCATAGTAAAGTTTTTAAAGTTAATATATCATGTTTATTTACAAAATCAGGCATAAATGGATAATCTTCTTCAATAACAAATTTTACAATTACATTATAAGAATCATCTACCATTTGTTTAATTAAGTCAACGTATAATTCTGTTTGAAGAAATTTGATATTTTCTATTGATTTTTTTTGTTCGTAGATAATTATATCTTTATTATCAAAAACAATTACATCTGGAACGGCGAATCTAATAAAACTTTCATAATTATATTGGTATGCTATTACTAATTGCTTTTCTATTTTTTTATATTTTTTTTGGAGTTCAGAATAAATAAGGTCTTCTCTTTTCCTAGATAATTCTTGAGCATCTCTAGCAGTGTAAAAAAACTCTCTAGTAATATCATTTCTCCAAAGTTTTATCTTATTTAAAATTAAAAATTCGTATAAATCAGAAGCTTTAACTTTAATAGATAGTGATTTGCAAATATCAGATAAATAATGTTTTTTCACTTCAAAAGGATATTCAAAAAGCCTTTGTTCTAAACTCATTCTACTTTTTTCAGGTCTATACATTTTAAAATGTTCAAAATTAGTATCATTATAATTTCTACATCCTAACAATTCAAAATGAGTATTATGATAAATAAGATCACTTTGACAATTGCATTTTGGTTTTTCTCCATTTTTTATGCTTTCAACAATTCTATCAAACTTATCAGTATTAATTTCATAGTTAAATTTTTTCTCCTCATATTGTAATGTTATTTTATTAATAAATTCGTTATTTTGAATTTCATAATATTCATCATGTAATTTAATTATTAAATCTGAAATCTTTTGAAGCTGATCTAATGTAGCTTTGTTTTGAGATTTATCAATTCTTGACTTTCTTATTTCGAGATCTCTCTCGGTTGCTCTCCGTACAAATTTAAAATTATTCATTATTGTTAATTTAAATAAAAAAGCCCCATCAAAGTGTAAAGATCTCACGTTTACAAATTGATAGGGCTAATACCTTTGGTGTTACTATGTATGAGATCTAACACGTGTACAAATATACAAATAATTTACTAATAAAAACAAAATTTATTTAAAATTAAATATAAATTACATTTGCTTAATTTTCGGGAAATATTTAAAAATCCATAAAGTAAAAGTTTCCCAAAAGTTTCCCTTGTAATTCATTGATATATAATAAGTTAAACCAATCGGGAAACTTTTAAACTTTTTTTCAGAAAAAAAATAATTTTTTACGGTATAGTATAGGGGCTATATAATTTGTTTTTTTTTAATATTTTTTTTTTTTTGATTTAACTATTTAATTATTAAACTTTTAACTTGTTTTAAAACGGGAAACTTTTAGTTTTGATATTTTTAAATATTTCCCAAAAAAAAACTGCGACCCCCTTTCGAGAATCGCAGAACCTAAACCATGAGCGGTAAAGTTACTATAATTTTTTTATTTCGGATTTAACTTGCTCCCAATATTTTTTAAATGGATTCGGAAGCATTACATCGTTCATCGCTTTCATTATCTCATCAACTGCAATTAATGCGGATTTTTTAGATATAATAGTGCATAGTATCTCCTCACTACATTCTGTATCTTCATGCATCAACATCATTCGGTAGCTATCTACTAACTCTATTGCTTTGTCTTTTGCGTTCATCGTAATTCAGTTAAAACTTCTATATTCAAGTGATTTTCTTCAAGTGTTATGATCTCGCTAATCGGTGT